TGTCGGTTTTATAAGAATACTGCGAACTGTTTCTCGTATAATGAACCGCCTTTCCTATTATGCCTGTCTGATTTACCGTTCCATTGGTCGTTAAATTATTCGTAGTAACGGAATCGGCGAGGGCAGTCCCCGAAGTTTCATCGCATTTCCAGTAAGAAACGAGGTTATTAAGAAGCGTTGAGGGGTCTAATTCACCGACAGATTCGCTTCCTGTCGCCTTAATAAACCACTCACCTAAATCAATCTGTCTCGCGGTCAATCTTTCTTTCATTGGCAAAGAAGCGATGGCTTTTGAATAATCCGATTCCGCCTGAAAAAAAATCGTTTCGCCCGACCTTATAAAATAAGAAAAACTTTTATTTAAAATTTGGATGTCTTCCCATACGGGAATCGTTTTTATGCCGGAAGGAATAATCTTTTGAGTGGTTGTTCCTTTAGCGGGAATGAGCTGCGAAGAAGTTATTTGTGTATCGTTTCTGACGAATCTCCTCACGCTTTTTAAATCCCATTTGGCGAAAAAAGCGATTTGGACATTTTGGTCTTTAGATGAAACATTTGAAACGGAAAAATAAATAATGTCTGAATCGTATATCTGCTTATCGCTCTTTATTATCAAATCTTCTCCGTCTGTTTTGTCGGTGTAGGCGATAGAAACATTCTGTTCCCCTATGAAAAAAGAAGCGGGAATCGCGCCGAGTATATCCGCGCGGGTCGGAATAAAAGAAGTTCCCGCCGCCAGAGCCACTCCTCCGATAAAAATTCCTATCAGCCACTTTTTGAATTTTTTAATAAAATCAATCATTTTTCGTCCCATAAATATAAATATGAATAATGCTCGGCTTCGTTCCTCCCACTGGCGAAGCATCGGGAATGTTGCAGTTTATAGTCTGCAAAGCAGTTATGGCGGTTGAAGCGATTGTCGTGGAAGCCGTTTGTCCGGCTCCCGAACCGCAAAGGAATCCTCCATTAGAGATATTCGTTCCTGCGACATTGGGAGTTTCCGCCGCCCTTATATCGCAATTTATAGTTGAAGTCCCAATATCAGTATCGCAAGCGACTCCCGTAATAGTTGAAGCGACTGGAATTTTCTTTCCCATAAAAGTTCCTGTGGTCGTGGACATCGTGGAAGAACCGATATTAAAAGAAGCGAGAGGTTCGGTGTAAAGTTCGGCGTCGGCTTCTACGCTATCTCCTGACATCGTTAAACTTCTTCCAGCCGCCAAGTTGGTGTCTGCTGAAATATCTACTGCCGAGCAGGTAAGATTTCCCGAAGCGTCTATTGAAATTGCTTTTGTTCCCGCTCCGCAATCTGTCGGGTTGGAAGCCAAAGCCGTAGCGGTTCCCGCGTTTCCGCCTATATTAAGAGTTGATGTTGAAACGGCGTAAGTAACGCCGGTATTTAATCCGAGAAGTCCTGAAAGCGAAGTGGCGAGAGTAGTCGCTCCCGTAACCGTAAGGTCTGCCAGAGTTCCCGTGTTTGTAATTTCACCCATTAAGTTAGTCCAAGAAATATCCCTATTCGCCCCTGAAGTATCTTGATAAAAAGGAAATCTGTCCCCGCCGGCGATTGTTGAGGCGTCGGTGAATCCACTAAGTAATCCTATCCTCGCGGCGGCCAAAGTTCCTATCCAATTAGAAGTGAAAGTGTGAACATCTCCAGTGGAAGTTATCGTAAGTCCTATGTTCGTATCGGAAGAAGTGGCGAAAGTTTGAGTTGAACCCGTCTGGCTATTAAGAGAAGTAAGTCCCGTGCCGCCAGCTGGAGTCGTAGTGGCTATAACTTTTCCAGTAGCGTCCACCGCCAAGAAAGTCCCCGCCGCCACGCCGAGTTTTGGAAGATAAAGGTCTCCAAGCGTCCCGCCTGCCGTAGAAGCGCCCACGACTACGTCGCCGCCGACTGAAAGCAAGGAATAAGGACTCGTCGTCCCGATGCCGACGTTGCCTGTTGTTGATTGTATCCTTAGTCCCTCAACACTTGCAGACTTTAAGATTAAGTCACCAGCAGTAGTTTTCATCGTCGCTCCAGACGCAGCTGAACCATGGAACTCAAAAGAATTAGCAAATGTATCATCAATCCAAACTCCGCCAGTTCCTTTGCCACGCAAATTCAACGATATGTTCGTATCAGCACCAATTGCAAAAATGCCCGTTCCTACTCCGGTCTCACCACTTCTTACTGTAAGATAATTTACCGCACCCGCCCGTTCCTCTGGTGCAAATATGATGTTGCCGTTAGTATCTAATAAATTCCCCGACAATCTAATATTCCCCGCTACATGCAACAACGCCCCCGGCGTCGTCGTCCCGATGCCGACGTTGCCGTTGGAAGTGGCGAAATAAGCGGAGCCAGTGGAACCGATTTGGGTAGTGGAAGCGTTGCCCATAGTTAATTTACCAGTATGAGTCCAATTTCCAGTAATAGTTTCATCGGCGTATGTTCTGGCAAGTCCTTCGTCAGCTATCGTAATCGGTGATTCAAAGTGAGAATAATAGTTATTATTTTGATAAGTCCAATGGATTGTTTTTGCTTGATTTGAATCTGTCCAGCCCTTAACAACCATTACAAGTCGGTCTGTTCCATCAGAATTAAAAGGAAAGTCAGTAAGTCCAATAAAATTAGCAATAAATTCAGCGACAGATGCTGAATTTATTTCAGTAGTAGTGGCTTGTCCGATATAGGATTCCACTCCTGCGGAATCTCTCTTATAACCGTTAAATTCAAGTTTTGATATTCCACTCGGAGAATCAACATAAGTATAAGCTCTAATTCTTGTTAGTCCTGCGGGGTAATTTAAGATAGCAATATCGGTGGTAGTCGAGATATAAGTATCTATCGTGCAATAACCGCCTGCTATATCAGAGTCAGCCCCACAAGACTCATCAATAGCGACAGCACCTTTTGGATAAGTAAGCATATCTTCATAAATTCCAATTTCGGAGGTATCGTTATTGGGATAAAAATTAACTTGGCTTCCTTCAAATCCAGGCGTATCCCAACATTCTCCAAGTCCGTTGCAGATTTGATTGATAGTTAAAGTGCCAGTGGTAGAAGCGTTGGTGAAAGTCTGAAGTTCTGTCCAAGTATTCGCTTGTGCCATATTAAGATTAAGCGCCGAAGTCCCGCCCAAAGAGATAAGCGAAGTTCCGATTGTAATACTTCCCGAAGAAGTAAGGCCGATAGTTGAATTTGTTAAGGAAGTATTGGCGATTGTTGAAGAAGCCAAATCCCATTTATTGTTCCAAGAAGTCTGCATAGCGGTAGTGGGAATAAGATAACCGGAAGTTAGAGAAAAATCTCCCGTAGCGGAAGTGTAAGTCAAACCAGTAGCGGAAGAAGAAATCGCGGCTCTAGAACGAGCGTCCGTGTAAAACAGACTTCCGCTTTCAACTAAATCCGAAGTCTTTATCGCCATTGAAGAAGTGGCTACTATTGAAACGGCATTTGTTGCTCTTGATAAAGGATAATTGAAAGTTAAAACACTTTCATAAGTTCCGAAATCCGAAACTTGGCTTTTAGTAATTGAAAGATTTGAAAGAGTGATAATTGAAGCGATTGAACTGGAAGCCGCCATTCTGTTGTCCCAAAGAGTGTTAGACCAATATTTATTTGTTGAACCCTCATCTAAACCGTTAGTAGTGGTCGCATACCAGGAAGTAAGCGAAAGATAACCGGTAATCGTAATATCATCAGGAATATAAGCATCCTCGATAGAAGTTCCATGCCATACGCCGGTAGTAATAGTGCCGATCGTGCTTAATTGAGGAAAAGAAGTCGTGGCCATTAAGGTATTCACCTGATAGGTCAGAGTTGATTTTGAAGTAGTGGCATTAGCACCAATACGAGTTTCAAGGGCATTCCACATTTCCGACTCTATGACATCGCCATCTTCAACGACATTCTCTGTAGTCGGAAAGGTATTCGCCAAAGCAAACCCAAATCCTACAAAAAGCAGAATTAAGACAATAAAAGATAAAATGTTATTTCGTAATAATTTCATATTGATAAAGTTAAGTTTTTAATTCTTTAGTGCTTGATTCCGCCACTTTCGGCTCTTTAGTTGTTTCGTATCCGGAAGTTTCGCCAAATCTTGCTGAACCGAAAGTTCCGTGTCCGAATCCGGTGGATTGGCTTTTTAAAGTTCCGCTTCTCGGTTTTTCCTCCAATATGGTTGCCATATTTATAATGAAAATCCGTCATCGTATAAATCCGCCGAAGGCGGAAGTTCGCCGACAATTTCCAAATTTAAATCTTCTCGCGCGATAGCGTTTAATTGCCTTTCCAAATCATTCTGGTAATTCTTTTCCGTTTCATTAAGCGGTATCGGCTTAGGTCTGCTTCCTTTCCATTCGATAGAAACGCGCCGGGCCAAGAGTTCGTGGAATTGGCGGGGGAATCCGTGCGTTGTGGTTGAAGGGTCAACGGACATATCGGTAGTGCTTCCCGTGCCACTTATAATCGGATTTGCCGGATAAGTCAGATACCAATATCTCAATCCGTTAGTCACGGCAGATATAGTGCCGGAAAGAATTTGTATCGCGCGGCGCCGGATATAGTAAAAACATTCTCCTAAAACATTGGCGTAATCTTTTACAATTTCGCTTTCCGTTTCCGAACCTTCGTAATCTTTTATTGCGACAAGAGGAATACGGGAATCGCTGGCGGAAAACTTAACCTCAATCTTAACCAGGCTATTTAGTCGGTCATCCGGTATCGCGTAAGACCTTTGATCCGCCACAAGGCTATCCGTTGCAGGCACGGCAAAAATCATCGGATTTTTCTCGGTAATCAATGAGGAAATTTCATCTTTGAAAGTTTTTACAAGTGGAAGTTTATTTGCTGGCGTAAAAGTAATATCATTCGTGCCACACTTGAAATTTATTAGACTATTTAATTCTGCTCCGGTGATATTGGTTCATTTGATACTGGCACTAAATCCATAAAAAATGGAATTAGCCGTTTCTCTTCAGTCCTCCGTCGCGGGTGGTGGGCTTGGCATAATGTGATGCCATTGTTTAATTGATAACGAAGTTCGGGAAAATCTCTCCAAGATAAAATGTGATGTGCGATAACTTTTCCTTCGCAATCTTGATTGACAATTCTACATTTAAAATTATCTCTTTTTAAGACCTGGATTCTCCAGTAATGATAAGCAGGACTACCCCTATCTTTATTGTCAATTCCGTATTTTTTTAGCGAATTTCTATCAATTTTATATCCTCCAAATTGATTTCTCCAAGTTCCTGTTTCTAACCTTTTCAATAATGCCAATCTCATATTTTCTCTCCCTTCTTCTGTGGTAATCCTATGATTTCGGCATCTTGTATATCCACGCAAACAAAGGACTTTTCCGCAAATTTCACATTTCGGTTTTCCGCCTTTCCAATTGGGATTTTTCTCTCCTTTATTTTCTTCTGCACGATGTTCTCCGCAGTATTTATATTTTCGTGCTGATAAAGTTTTTCCGCAAATTAGACACTTTGGAAAATCACCTTTCCAGTTAGCACGTTCTTTTCCTTTTTTATGTTGATAAACTCCGCTTGGCATACTTTAATTATAACATTTCTAATAACATTTCTAACCCGCCCTTATTCGAGGCTCGGCAGAGAGCCAAGCCCCGTAAAGAACCGGTTACTTAACGTGGTAGAAAGCTCTGATAGTGATATTTGACAGATTGTTCTGCCGAGAGAGTCTCACGACAAGATCTCCAAGACCGGGATAACTTGTGTAGGCTCCGCGAGGACTTATCGCCATTGTGGAAGAAGTAGCGAAAAGAGTGCTGCTAGTATCTTTGTCGTTGGTGATAAAGCCCGTTGTGGTGGCTCCGTTAAGTCCGAGTTTCATCGTAGAAAGGCCGTAATCCAAGACCACTCTCTGTTGCGGATTATCAATTTCCGTATCGTTGGCAAAATAAACCGTGTCGAAATAACTTATGTCTTGGACTGCGCCGCTTATAGTAGTGGAAGCAACCACACCGAATTTGAGAGTGGTGCTTGCCATGTATGAAGCATCGCTCTGCCATGCGATCTCAATTTTGGAAAGACGGACTTCTCCTGACCACGGATGAGGAAACATATTGACGTTGGAAACATCAACAAGCAGCATGCCAAAAGTGGTGGTGGTAGCGACTGTTATAACTGCGGCAACATCTTCCTCCTGCTGCTGCGTGGCGACTACGGTGTATTTGCTGGTGTAGCTCGCTCTCTGATAGACATAGGCGCTAGCCGTAACAGAGATCAGAAGAGCAAACACGATACCAGCCGTTAATAGAAATTTATTTTCTTTGCTCATAGGTCGAATTTAAATTACTTAATAATTGCGTTTTTTGTTTTATCCGATTGCGATCCAGTTCAGCTGTTCGCTCGTTACATTCACATCCGTATCCAGTCCGATTATGAAAGTGGTGGCGGCAACGGTAATGCCGTTTGTGGTAACAACGGTTATATCTCCAGCTAACGCGCGTTTAAGCGCGGAAGCGGCAGCCATTCCTTCATACCATTCAAAGCTCGAGCTTGAAGCGTTCTGGTTTATCACTCTAATCCATCTTGCCTTGAAACCAACCGTAATAGTGATGGCCGCAGCCGTTCCGTCGGTAATATATCTTCCAACGGCGACATTGCAGACGCTGGCTGGTTGTATTGATTGAGTTGATGTTATGGTCATACTCAGTTTTTAGTTTAGTTTGGAGTGCGATCTCCAAAGGTTTTTAAGATAACGCGTCGATTGATTTTTCGTCCCTGTCCAAACCGAAACGGGCGTCCATTTCGGCGTAAGCGGCTTCAACCTGCGCGTGTGCTTTTCTGATTACTTCCGCTATCTGATGAGGTAAAGAAACATAAGTGTTCTTCGGGATATTCAGTTTGTAGCCGTTAAGATTGACGATTTGCGGAACTGATTTTGCTTCTCCCGGTTCGTGAGGAATAAAGGTGACGATTTCGGATTGTTCCATCAACTTTTCCCTCATTACTTTGGCTTTCCCCTGATAATGCGTTATTTTCTGTCCATTCTTGTCGGGGGCTTCAAAAGCAAACCAAGAATGCTTTGTTTCTTTTTTAGCCGATTCATCCTTTTTGTTCTCTATTCTTTCCGGTTCGGCTTCCGGTTTTATCCGTTCTTCTTTTTTTTCTTTTTTAGTCATGATTTTTTATGAGCGATTAAACCTAATAATATTAGGCAGTCACTCCATGCTGAAGAACCAATAAGAAATCTTCGTTTAGGATTTTTGCCACAAATGTCGCTTTCCAACTTGATGTGCTTCTCTGGTCTAACGGGTCCCCTGTACCGGCTGATCCGAGAGGCTTAACGATGTTCTCAAGGGCTTTGCCGGAAATCCTTGTGATTCCGTAAGCGTCGCCTGCGAGAATAATCGTGTAGTGGACATCGTTGCTATTCGCTCCTGCCGCTGAATTGACGTAAGCGTTCGTGGTCATGACGAAGCGAACTTCATCAAGAGCGCCGACTTCGCCTTCCATCAATCCTTCCTTGCTCGCGTATTTTTCAACCGGGATGAAAGTGGTGATGAGTTTAAGATCGTAAAGAGTGTCTTCTGAAACGATACCGACAAAGCAGGGAGGAATAGGAGAGGAATTGTAGCCGGTTTTGGGGTCAATCATGGAGGTCATCTTCTGCGCGTTATTGCCCTGCAGAGTTCTGACCGCTTCCATAATTTCCGCTTTGCTGATGGGCATGTTCGCGGTTATTTCATTGGTAGCGGTTGCGGTTGAAGCGTATTGGATTGTCGTGCCTGCCGCCAAAACCGTCCTTGTCAGTTGGTCAATGGAATTTCCCGCCTGTTGGCCCAAAAGTTTTGAAGTTTCGGTCAAGATAGGATCAAGAGTTTCCATTAAAACCTTATCGGTGATGGTGATAAAATCACCGTATTGAAGCGCGGTTGCGTTTACGAAAGTTCTTGTTAGTTGACTTCCACTGGGAGTTACGCCTTCTGATAATGCGGTTGTATTTGCTGAAAGTAGTGAATAGCGGCTGAATCTGATTGAAGCAGTTCCGCTATTTGCGGGGATGTCTCTTATCTGCGCCCATTTGGTGTGGGTGAGGAAAGGACGCGCCGCCTGAAGCAAAGTGCGGTTATATACATAATTGACTTCATCCGCAATCTGCGTTTTCGTTGTATTACTCATAGTGCCGTTTTTTTATGAGCGTCGTCTTGCGAAAACGACGCGATTAAACTAACTTTGTAATGCCGGTGCGATTATTTTTCTGCTGAAATCCGCGTCTGACATTTCTTCCATATCGTCCACAGAAGGCAATCCGCTTGCTGTTTTTTCCGTCTTTGGCCTGTTTCCTCTGCCTTTTGTTTTGGAAAGATTGGCTTCAATGTCGGCCGCGCTTCTTTTCTTCGCACCGGTTTGTTCTGCTGAACCGAACGCCAAGTGATGATAAATCACGGCGGGCGGTATATGCTCGTAAGGCTTTACTCCGTTCTTTTCAAAGGTCATGAATCTTCTGATAAGTTTGTCGAAGTCTTTCGCTTCTGGTTCATCCGCGTATAGGTTGTTCAGAAGGCTTTCCGTTTCTCTCGCGATTTCTCCCTCTCTGAAAGGAGCGAATCGCTCATCCAGTTTCTTGTCCAATGCTTCATTTGCTTCCGGTGTCAGTTCTTCTTCCTCGTCTTCTTTGGCCTTCAGTTTTTCTATCTGTTTGTTCTTTCTGGCGATGATGTGCTGAAAAGTGCTTGTGCGGACCGGAATTTCTGTTTCTTCTTCTTTCGGTTCGATTTCTGTATCACCCTCTTTTTTGTCGGGCTTAGGTTCGCCCCCCTCGATGACTTTTTCTTCGTCATCGGAAACGATTTTATCGTCTGCCATATTTTTGTTTTGCACGCTTTATTTGAAACGGCGAGAAACAAATAAAACGGACAGATTGAGTCGTAAGGACTCAAGGGTAAGTGCGTATAAGAGATTTGAACTCTTGTCTCCGCTTTCGCGGAATATTAGACCACTATACTAATACACACTCACCATTGAATCCTCACTCTTTCGGATAAGGATCAAGCTCCTCATCCTCTAAATCCGGGTTGTCAAGGCGCTGGATTATTTCTTTCGGCAAATCTTTTAATTTCCCTAAATGCGTTATCTTGTCTTTGATATTTTCCATAGCCAATTTGTAAGCGTCTGCCGGAAGGCTTGCTATGGAATCGCTGTCTCTTTCTTTTTCAAGTTTTTCAATTCTATCGTCTAACTCCTCGCAGATTATTTTCCAAAATTCCGATTTGGCGCTGGCTTGAAGTATTGCCTGAATTGTTTGTGGTGTTTTTCTCATTGTGTTAAATGATGTTTTGAATGGCATTTCTTACAAAGCGTTATTAAATTATCAGGATTGCAATTTTTCTTATCGTGGTTTTTATGATGAACTTCATTTCCGTATTGACTACAAATCTGGCAGATATAATTGTCCCGTTCCCGAATACTTCTTTTAAGGGTTTCCGTCCAATCGATTGAATAAGGTTCAAATGATTTACCACCTTTCCATTTCCAATTTTTCTCTCCTCTAACTGCCAGATATGGTTTTCCTTTATTCCAAGGAATCCTACCTACACAATTCTTATTCCCTAATGCTTTACCTTTTCTATTCTTCTTTATTTTTGCTATTGATTCTGGTGTCTGTCTAATGCCAATATGTGCTTTTCCGATATTCTTTTTCCAATCTGCTGAAAGTTGTTTAATTCCTTTTGGCATAAATTACTTATACTACATTGTTGGTGTTGTTGGTTGAGGTTGTCGCGGCGGTTGCTGTGTCTGTTGGCCCGGCTGGTTAAATTGCGGTTCTCCGGCCGGAGGAAATACTTCCGGCATGTTTCTTTTCTCCACCATTAACTTGCGATGGCGTATTATGTGAGCCATTAAAGCAGCATTCAAATTCGCTTTGGCGTGAATCGCCAAATGCGTCTGATGATCGTCTCGTATGCTTATATCCGGGGCTTTATCATTGTTAATCAAAATGTTTTCTTCTTCGGCCTGCAATTCGTCAACGGTTGGAGGGAAAGTCATATCAATTTCCTCTTTGGTAAAACCGTGAAGTTTGGCCAGTTTCTTTTGAATGAACCGCCGGTTGTTCGTCGGATCCTGCAAGGCAAGTCCGGCAAAAGCGGAGTAGGATTGCCTGTCCCTTTCTCTTTTGGCTTCCGAGATAATCTTGCTTTCTATCTTCACGTCAGGATCAACTTGGGCGATTATGTTCTCTCTCGTAAGCGGACGCCAGATTGGAGAAAATACTCCCTGAATCCTTATAATCTTTTCGTCGATTCCTTCTTTGAAATGCTTTTTATAAAGCCAATACCATTGCCGCCAGAATTTCGCCTCTGATAATCCGTAGAGTTTCGCGCTCATCGAATAGCGGGTGTCAACTTTTGAAGCGACTAATTGCAATTCGCCAAGCGTTCTCTGTTCTTTGCTTTGTATGCCTTGCTGTATTTCTGGGGTGGCTGTCGCTTTCTGGGCCGCTTGGTCAAGAATATCCATAATCACATTGACGTATTGGTGCATCGTGGATTTCTGAAACGGCACTATGGCATTATCAACTCTGCCTTGAACCGGAATAAACTTATTAAATTTAAAGTTCAAATCTTTTCTGTTAGTGATTCTTGAAGCGTCGTAGAGATAGTTCGGCAGGACATCGGCTTTAGCCGACTTCCCGGCGAGGTTAAGCAATACTGCTTTGAATCTCTGCTTATCTTCCGTTAAATCGGGAATGGAAACGCCGTCCCAATCGTGTGCTATGGGATATAAAGCGCGGTCAATGATCGGCCACAGGTCCCCGAGCTTGTAAATTCTTACGACAAGGCTTCTCTGATTTCCCAATTCAACCATTATCTTTTTGCCTTTGAATGTGGTGAACCAGCGCAACAAAATAAATTCGTAATTGCCGGACTTATCAAGCGCTTCTTCTTTGGTGTCAAATCTTGTGCGTCCCTGCGCCGTGGCTCTTTCGTCCGCCGCTTTGTTTTTGAGAGAGTTATAATCTTTTCCTTTCTTGATAGAACCCAGATTAAAATACGCCGGGTTGTCTTTCATTTCCCAGTAAGACAATCCGATTTCATATCCGCCGAATCTCATTGCCCCTCTGCCTTCCATATCGCCGTTAACCGATTTCGCTTTCGGATCTCTTATCCAAGTCGTCGGATCAATCACTTCCGGAGACGGACATTTTTTTCCTTCTTCTCGGTTAAAATCCATTTCAAGCATCAACCCTCTGCCGAAAAATTCAGCGTCCCAGTTCCAGTCGTAATCCAGTTCCGCTTTCTGTATTATGTCGTAGTCAAAAACGGATAAGGCGTTCAGGTTATCTTCCACGTCTTCGTCGCCCTGTCCTCCTCTGCCTTCCCAATTAACCATAAGCCGGTCATCCCAAAGCGCGGCGTGAATGGTATTGAAAATCGTGAATATTAAAGGCTCGCCAACTAAATCTTGGTCGCGATTTTGATTATTGTAGAGTTTAAGACGAAGCAACCAACTGGCCCGTTTGGCTTCTGTGTCGCCGAAACAAACATCGTATTCCTTGTCTATCTGCCTTAAAAGCCTGGCCTGTTCATTAACGCTTAAAATCTTCGTGACAATCTTGTCATCTTCAACTTCTTGATATTCTACATCGTCAAATTCGCTGCCTTTGTAAATTGTCTTGCTCACTCATTTAGATTTATTTCTCTTTTGCGTAAGAGATTTATAAGTGTGGGTTTCGCCCGGATACGACTTTCCGTTGAGAAAACAGATTTTAATATACTGGGATTTGTTCACTCGTTTGCTTCTGACATGGCCGCCTTTTTTAACACAATTATTAAATGGTGCTGGCATAGGTTTCAAAATTAAGCATAAGCTGTTAATTTATATTTTTCATGCAGTTTTCTTAATTGCCGTTTAAATTCTGGATCTTTCATATTCTTCTCTCCAAACGCTTCAATAGATTCTTGCGTTCCCCGAATCAAAGTTGGCCTTTTCCCGCCCGGCGATAAGGGAATTTTCCTTATCTCTTTTTCCGCATCAAGTAATTCCGGATAAGTAAATTCCGATCTTTTCTTCCTCGTTAGTTGTGAAAGTCTTATCGCCATTTATTTTAATTTAGCGATTTGGTAATCGTGAAAGCGTCGCCGTCCCACAAATAGGTATCGCCGTCAATCACGCAACTGGCAGGATTGGCAAGAAATTCGCCTCCGTAGATATTACAAGCGATTCCCTGCTTTTGCAGGCTAAGCAAACGGCTTTCATCCGTATTTCTACGGGCAATATCGTTCACCATTGAGATTGCCTGCTCGCAAGAGAATGTGCCATATTCAGGAATTGAAATCTGGCAACCTTCCGGAATAACTACATTATCCGAAATGACTCCATTTGAAGGAGCAATGCCATATCCAGCAAGACCGGCAAGTAATGCTAAAAGCAATCCTCCGGCCGCGATTACTGATTTAGTTGGTTTAATCATTTTGCTTTTTTTGGTTAGTTAATAATTCGTCTATTCTACCAAAGGCGTCTTGTAATATCGCCGATTTCATTTTAGCCAGTTCTTCCGGAGGGAAAGGAAATTTGGCAATTCCCAGTTTCCATTTGATCCGATAGAACACTGAGGGCTTAAAGAAATCGTGGCGGTAATAAAAGACTCCCTTGTGGACGAACAACTGAATGAATGAATAATCAAAGTTCAGGATTGTTATCGGACATTGCTTATAATTAGTGATAGCGAGACAGTTGATAGTTTTCATTTCTTAAACCAATACTTAATTTTTATCCAAACGCGTTGATACCATTTCAGATTCGCCCAATATCTTTCCATCTCTGCTCTTTGTTTCCGATAATGACGTTCTGCCAATCTCTGCGGGTTATAATTCCTCCGGTCAATTTTAATCTGAAGATTTCTTAATTTCCGTTGCTTTAGCTGTTGTGAATGCTTATCGTGCCATTTTTTAGTTGTATCGACTGCTCCTTTTAACATAATCTTCTAAATTCAACTGCTTTATAAAATGTTTGTAATCGTGGCCTAGATTTACTTTCTCTATCGCGCCGTCAAGGTATCTGATAATTCTGTAATTGCCTTCTCTTTCCGGCTCGTTTAACGTTAATAGAAATTCCTCTAAATTTTTCTTGTGCCACCTCATACTCGCATTGGATTCGGGTAAGGGTCTAATACTTCTTCTTCGTCTATGTGCTGGAATAATTGATAAAGAATAAATTGCGGTTCGTGCAGAAGTAATCTGTGCAGGTTTTCCGGCTGGTGATCCTGTTTATCTCTCGGCGTGGCTCTCGGCTGTTTCTCATCGGCCCCTTTGCCTTTCCATTCCTGCCAGACGTATTCCTCAATCTGTTTAATGGCTATGAAGCAGGTGTCAAAAATAAATATCTCCGGCTTCCTGACCATTTCGCCTGAAATCATCTGATAGTCAAACGCCTCGTTGGTTCGTTTTATGCCCGCCTGTAAATCTTTACTGCCTTTAATAAAGAACATTCCCAAATCGTGCAATCGGCTGCCTACGCTCTTTTCCTCTTGGTGCTGGTCATCCGTGAAAGCGGAAGGGTCTATTATTCTGTCCCGCATCCGGTAATGGCCGGCTATCTCAACCGCTTTGATTCTTTCAAATAATTCTCTTGTCGTTCCGGAACTTAATAACTCCGCGCAAATATATTTCTGTCCGTTCTTGTCAACCGCAAGCCACAAAGCGTGATCGTCTATTCGTGGATGAGGGTCAAGCGCCATATAAACCGTGTATCTTTTTTCGTCGAGCGGAAACGGCCGGATGACATGAATCTTTCTACTAAACTTCTTATGAACTCTGCCGATTAAGTGTCCGAACTTTCCGAACGCCCGGGCTTGTTTCTCGTCTTCGGTCATGGCGTTTACCATTTGCAGAATGTTTTTGTGTTCAAGGTGTCCCCGGACTCCGTGAGATTTGCATGCGTCCTCTATTTCCGCTTCAACCCAATCGGCACCGACATCAATAGCCTTATCTATAATCTCGTCTTTAACCCAAGCGGTGTGGAATAAAGGAGTCAAGGTAAAGAAGATAATGCAACCTAATCTTGTCCTGCCCAAACATGCTTTGTAAATTGCCTGCGAGGGCGGCTCGTCAAACCAGATCCAACCCAAGTCAACTGATTCAAACTCTTTCGCATCCTGTTCGTTGCTCATTAAGTCAATTTCCCAGCCGGTCTTTGTGATAAATTTAGCTTCGTAATTCTTTCCTTCTTTCGCGGTTTCGTATTCGGCTTCAGGAAAGGTTAAGGAATAACTGCCCGGCAACCACTTCTTTAATTCAGGAACTATCTTTTCTTTCAGCGTTGTCGGATCTGAAATTATCCTGCCTCGTTTCATATAGGGAAATTTCCGGTAAAAAGGATATTCAAAATACTTATTCTGCGGACCATAACAGATATTCGCGACGATGTTGCAACCGGTGGCCGTCTTTCCCACTCCGTTAGCCGCCACGAATAGATTTATAAAAGAACTTCCTTGTCCGACTATTTTAATAAATTCTGTCGCTTTCTCATTCGGTTCGTAATGCTGTGCGGCTTCCTGTCTGTCTTTTTCCAATAAAGCCTCTTTCGCTTCCGCCTTTTCAATCAAGGTCTCCGAGGATAAATTCAACAATCTCTTCTTTAGGACGTCCCTGCCACTTGCTTGTGAATTTGACTCCGTTAATTCCATATCGCTTTTTAATTTTATAACCTTTGTCTAATCCCGAGTCGCGCGCTCTCCAATCTTTGTGTTTCAGTAATCCTTTATGGACTTTCATTAAATCTTTGTCAGGCAATTCTTCTTCAAGTAATTCATTCCACGCTTTTGTTTTATGTATCTGTCCAGCTTTCAAATATGACTCTTTATAATTTTGTTTTTTGCCCGCTTTTATAATCGTTGATTTTCCGAGAGTATCCGAGATTTCTTTCAGTATCGGTCTTTGTCTAATTTTCGCTTTTTCAATCCGCATATCAACTCTTTTCTCTTTTTTTTGTTTCTTCTTTCCCATGTCGTTTATATTTAATACGCTGTTCTCGTGTTAGCCGGCGGCCGTTAATCTTTTTATACTTCTTTACCAAATTTTTCTTCAAACATTTTATCTGCGTTTTCTAATATTTGGTCTGCTGAAGTTTTTCCGGTTAGAAGTTCTAAAATACTTTCGGTTGCCTGCTTTTTTAAGATGTTTGCGATAGATTCCTGATATGATTCGTCATTTAGATCTTCTTTTTCATCTAATCGGATATAATCGCCGTAATTCTTACCATTATATTTCCATAGCCAGGCGAAGTAATCTCCTATTCTCAATAAATAAATCTCCTGTTTTCCGATTGTCTTTGACAGAAGCGGGTCTGGTTTCTGCTCAATTTCTATTTTTTGAAAATCAATTCCTTGTAGCATATAATCTATATCAACTCTTAATTTTTAATTCGACCTGACGCAACCTCGTGCGTCATTTATTCCAAAAAAACCTTTCAAACCAGTTTTGCTTGGATTTGGCCGCTTTTTCAATAATCAACCTTTTCATCAGTTCCGCGTGTTCCACTGCCCAAGCTGTCCAACCTTTCCGATCTTCTAAATCTTGAAAGCCTTGCGGAGTCATTAGGTTCTGAATGTTTAGGATTTCTTCCGGCTCTTTTAAGAGCAAAAGTTTTAAAAGTGAAAACTTTGTAATAACATTTTCCCCCTGCTCAAAGAACTCTACTCGGCATCCGTATTCTCTGCCGATGTGGCGCCAGACTACTTCCGCGAATAATTCTCTGACTTCTATTTGTTTTTCCTCGGTTAAAAACATTTTATCCTTTGTCCATTCCACCGATCGGCGGAGTGAATTGATAATTCGGTTCGGTTTGAGAATTCGGCTGAACTTCCTCGCTTGAAATTGGCCGGAGCCAAATCCAAAACAAAAACACTATCATCAATGCCATCAAAACTACTAAAACTATTGTTATTATTTTTCCCATATTTGCGTCCTAAATTCGATTCTTTTTGGCGTTTCACAATAGGATTTCCTCTTTCGAGGTCGCAACCCGTCGTAAAACGTTGCCATCGACCTTTTCAATTTAAGATTTCAGTTGGGCTTTTGAATTGGCCCGGCTGTTTATTATGAAAATAAAATTGATGCCGGACGTTTTCTTCGCTTTCCCTGCTTTCTTAAATTTTTAAAAGAACCGAATTTAAGAAGTAAATAAAAAATCCGCCTATCCTTAATTCAACCTGCAATAAAAAATTACAAGTTGATAGATGGCGGCCCTGTAAGAACCGGAATATACGATTCACGCTGCCGACGTATCAGCAGATTCGTCTATCAAAGTTCGATTACTTCGAACACCTTAACTATACCACGATTTTGACTTTCTGTGTCAAATGTCTCGAAGTGGATAACCTCTCTATCGGAATTATCCTTATTTGAAACACTTTTTCGGAGATAATTGTCTGGTCTGCCTTGCAATTTCCACAACGTGTCCTCACTTCAAATTCTTTTTCTTCTTCTAACTGCATTACCGGATTTCCGCAGGAACAACAATTAACAATTATTTTATTCATTGAAGTAAATGCTTAACGTGTCGGTATTTCGGATCCTCGCAATGGAAGTCTTTGCACATTTGGGGTCGTAAACCATGATATTTACATCTGAAATTGTGAGGATAATTTAGTGGATCTACATTACATTCTTCGGTTCTTATAAGCCACACGCACCGATTATTTATTCTTGCAAACCATCGATTGTCAATCCTTAAAATTTCTACTTCGTGAAGTTTGCACCAATTTATAAAATCGTCCGTAACATTGTCGGCTACTTCCAAAAGCAAAAACTCGCAACACTTCCCGCATTTTTTGCACTCAAGCATTTTTGATTTTCTCATATTTAGCCACAACATTTTCGCAAACGACCTTTTCTTCCGGCGTTCCGGCTTTGCCGAAAATGTATCTAACATAAGCGATCATTTCTTGCTTGCCCTTGGTAATTTTAAATTCTCTATCGGACTCAAGAGGAGGCAAATTTTCGCTTATCCAATCTACCGCTATTTTCTCTTTTCGTTTCTCGGTTAATATAAGCCTACTGACAGATCTAAAGTCAACCAAATCCATTAAGTTTCTCTCGATAAGCAAGCGGGTTAAATTATAATCGGCTGGCGAAATACCGGCCGACTGCATCCCTTGAAGCACGGCCAGCTCTGCCGTGGGCCGGTCATAGGCAACAGCCAAAGTCATTAGCATATGTTCTCTAATCATATCTTCCGGTATGCTCTTGTGCGTGGAAAGCATTGCGTAGACTTTCAGTTTAAAGTTTTTCTCAATCGGCAAGGCCTCCAATGGCAAGCTATTTAATAAATTAAAATCAGGCATATTATTTTGTTAATTTTTTCTCCTCTAAAAATCTATCTACAGCTCTCGGTTCTTCCGCATAAACATCTGCGTCGGTATAATTATGTTTACATAGCCAGTTGGTATATTCTTCCAGAATCTCCTCCCTCGCCGCTTTTTCTAGTTCGGTTTTCTGTTTTTGAAGAGCCATTTCCGCATAAGAAAGCAAAACTAAAGCACCTCCTCTTTCTTTACATTCGCCTTTTGGAAATTCCTGTTCCAAAACTTCCACTAATTCATTCCAATATTTGCTTCTTTTGTTTTCTTCTTTCATCTCTTTATTTTTCATCTTTTAATTGTTAATGGGGGTTGTATTGGTTTTTTACCAGTAATCCGCACCATTACGCCATAATTAAACTTTTGCAGGGGGTTTTCTTGAACAAGAGCAATGCCTCCAATAACAGCTACTGTTCCGCCTTTACTTTCAACATAATCCCTTACCGCCTCATAGAGCTTATCGGTTATCTTGTTTCCCGTTTTTATTCTTTTGATTGTTTTCTTTTGTTTTTTCATACCATTTTTTTACTCATCCCGTTAGAAATTTTATCACAATATCACCTTGCTTAGTTCTACCACCCATTAATTGATTTATAATTACGACCTTTTTTAATTCTTCTATTTTGTTCATAACTTTAATCAATTATTTTGATAATAAATATTAGTAATTTGATATTCTGGATTCATTTCTTTTTCAGCTATTTTTTTTGCCTCTTTGATATTAAATGCCTGCACCTCAATCTCATCATAGGGTTCTATTATTTCTAATTCCACAATATAAGTTTTCTTTATTTTTTTCATCTCTTTATCTTTCTACCCTCTTTGGGGGGTGG